AATGTTGATAAACGTTTCATACCTGCTTTAATTGCGGTATCTTCAAAACCATTCATAGGAATATAAAGTGGTAATTTTTCGCCCACAAAATCATTACCTGTGCTTGACGCTAAGATTGTCATTTCAAGCAATAAGTTTGTGCCACGAGTAAAGCCGTCTTTAACGCTTTCTTTCATTTCACTTTCTTCAATCACAACTAAGTGTGCTGACGGAAGCGGTACGTTAGCGTATTGGCTATCAGATTGAACAGGGTTGTATTGTGTTAAGTCTAAGTTTAACATAAGATTTCCTTTTGTTGATTGAGGTTGTTGATTTAAAGTAATGTTACAACTTGTCAAATTATTTGTCAAGCCATAATTTTGTTAATAATTGCAGAAATATCTTGCGGTTCATCTTCCGCTAATTTTCCGCTCTTATCACGAGCCAAATAGTCTTGCATATTTTTTGTTGAGCAGACCATAAACTCTTGCATGCCTTGTGGAGTTCTAAAACGTTTAGGCTGAAATCTAAACACTTCATCAAATAAATGTGTGATTTCTTTGTAAAGTTTTTGACCCTCAAAGCTCGGTTGGTAATAGTTAATATTGTTACTATTAACCATTTCTTGTTTGCAAATCATTGCAACATGCTTATTCGGTAATTGGTGTAATAAACGCACCCATTTCAATACTTTGTCAGCCATTTCCCCATACGCTTGACGTGGATCTTTAGCTTTAGGTAATTCGCTTTCTAACACCAATGTCGAAATTTCGCTAATGCTGTCAATATATACAGTATCAAATTGTTTGGCTTCTGCTGACTTTTCTAACCAGTCAAAGAACTCAACAATATTTGCTAATTTCTTGTTCAAACGCTCCGCAGGGTTCATTGTGGGCGTAAGATTATAGTGAATGTCAAACACTGGCACATTTTCACTTTGCAATGACAATAAGCCTTGCTCTACTGCTAATAAAATCGGACGTGGTGCAGTAATCACAGAACGAGTTTTACCTGTTCCTGCACCGCCATAGATTAGCATTTTAACACCGTTCTTTTGAATTAAATCACGGGGTAATTTCAAATTACTTAAATTCATTTTGCACCTTTAAATCGTTGTTTGAGCCATTTATAGTAAGCTCTAATGTTTGAATGATGTTTGCATAAGTAATAATACGTTAATGTCAAACTAAATATAAATACAAAAAGCTCATTTTTAGTAGATAGTTCGACAAATGAAAAAGCGTCAACAATATGCTCAAATGCTATAAAATCAATTATAATTAATAATAGTAATGGTATTAATGAACTACATTTATGTTTATGATAAAGTATTTTCACTATAACTCCTCAATAGATAATGTTGGTGAACCATAGGATAATGTAATAAACCGATCTAATTGAGCTTTAGCTTCATCTGATAGTTTTTCATAAACTTTACTATCTAAAGACGGCTTCCACTTAATAAGAGAACCTGCTACATCTCCACCGCATAAACCTGCGATAACAGTCAACGCTTGATTAAGCCCCTGCATATCACTTGCGTCCACATCATATTTTTTACTAACAGATGTTTTCAATGTGAAATGATTGGTTGCAAATCGGTTAGTGCCTACACTGATTTGTGTACCAATGTGTGCAATAACATTACCTTTAGCCTCATCAAGGTCTTTTTTAGCTACATCATAGTTTTGTTTAGCGTGTCGGAAATTATCCAACACAACACCAGTAGCCGTTTTGCTATCAAACGTTGCTTTCGGTGCAATTTTCTCTTTTCCCATTGTGGGCTGTTGAGGGGGTACTGCACCAAATCCAAATTGTTGTTCTGTCATAATCATACCTTAAATACGGTTATAATTGTCAATTTCTAAATCAAATTCAACTTTAAAAAATCGAATTCTGTTTTCTTCTGCGTATTTTACAACTTCATTAATTAAGTTGTCAACAGGTAATTCTAATTTTTTTGTTGGAATTTTAATTATTGCGTCAGGTAAGCGTTTAATGAATATTCCGTCAACAATTTCACCGCTACGGAAATGAATTGTTGTGTACGCCATTTTAACACATTTGTTAAAGTCAACACCTAAACAAAGTGCTAATTGATGTGCGGAGTTTAAAAAATTACCATAAAACTTAAATAAATAACGTCCGTGTTCTTCTTGCTCATAAGCGTCAACACAATAGCTTACATAATTTTGTAAACTCATTACAAATGAATAAAAAATTTGTGGTAGATTATCGGGAGAAAGAATAGCATTAAAAGGAGCATATTCATTTTCAACACCGACTAATGGCATATCATCATATTTAGCATTTATTGAAAATTCACGCAACTGCGAACCCATAACTGCACCAACAACAATGCTATCGCCAATACCGTCCATAATTTCAATTAGATTGTTTTGTTGAATGGCTTTAGCTAATTCGCCAACTTCTTCATAATATTTTAATGTTTGCTTTAATGGATTAGAATTACTGTTTAATCCTAAGTCCACAGCCCATTTTTCAATTTTATTGACTAGGTATGTCAATTCTTCTTTACTTTTCATAATTTACCTCTAAGGTTAGTTGCTTGGATAGGGGCTATACTACACACTTCAAATTTCAAAGTCAAACATATTTTTTAAAAATTTTACAAAATTGTTCGATCTAAAACATTTTTTAAAAAACCCTTGCATTTTTGAAATTTCTTTGATAGAGTGCCACGCATGATTATTTTCAACAAAAGAGGTTTATGTATATGACAACTGAAAATTCAAAACATTTACTCTTTAAGCATGATTATTTGCTAGAGATTAAATGCCGTCTGTCTGCTAAAGCAGGCGTTCTTAATGTATCTTATATTCACCGACAAACAGGTGTATCTCGTCCAGTTATACAAGCATTTGTTAATGGTGAAGTGCCGACTAACATTTCATTTGTGAATGTTGTAAAATTATATAAATATATTGAAGAACAAAACATTTAAAAGGTTGGAATATGAATTATCAACTCATTCCATTTGAAATGCGTCAATACCGCCAATGGATTGTATGGAAATTTGAAGATGTTAATAACAAGAAAACTAAAGTGCCATACAACATTAACGGGTATAAAGCAAGTGTTACAAATCCTCAAACGTGGAATAGTTTTGATGAAGTTGTGCAAGCTGTAAATAATGGTTTTAGTGGTATCGGGTTCGTTCTAACAGAAAACGATCCATACGCATTTATTGATCTAGATCATACAGAAAATCAAGAAGAATTTATTAAACAACAAACTATCTATAACAATTTCATTGATACTTATGCTGAATTATCCCCTAATGGTAGAGGTTTGCATATTATTATGAAAGGTCGTTTACCGCAAGGCAGACGTAGAGGTAGTGTAGAAATATACAGTAGTCAACGTTTTATGACAATGACAGGTAATGTTTACAATAGCCGTCATATTGAAAATTGTCAAAATAAACTTGACACATTATTCAACAGTTTAGGTAAATCTGACAAAATCATTCAATTAGCAGATGAAGAACAACATTATTCTGACACAGAACTATTTGAAATAGCCTACAATGCAGAAAACGGTCAAAAGTTTTATGATTTATACAACGGGCATTGGCAGGATTATTACAGTTCACAGTCAGAAGCCGACCACGCATTAATCAACATTCTTTCATATTTCAGCCGTAACCAAGAACAGATTGCTCGTATGTTTAGAGCGTCTGCACTCGGAAAACGGGCAAAAGCAATGCGTGATGATTATGTAGGCAAAATGGTTAGACGGTCTTTCGACAACTACATACCGCCTGTTGATATAGGGGCTATGGCTGAAAATGTCAAAAATGCGTTGGTGGACGCTGAACAACAAAAGGCAGGAAATTTAAATCTCCAACTTTTAACACCTGCGGAGATGTTTCCGACACAAATTGCACCGATTGACGCACCGTTACCCGATTTGTCAAAAACAAATATGTCTTATTCTGAATACGCCCTAAATGTGGATTTTGAAAATATCCCGAAAGGCTTAATTAAAGAACTGGCACGTTTTATCTATGCTCAAAGTCCTCGTCCAGTTAAAGCAATTAGCACAATGACCGCACTTGCATTAATGGCAGGGATATGTGGCAGATCCTACAATATTAGTGGCACAGGACTGAATAACTACTTTGTCTTGCTTGCTCCAACAGGTATCGGTAAAGAGGGTATTTCCAAAGGGATTAACCGCCTAATCAACGAAATTTTGCCACAGCAACCACTTGCTAAGACGTTTGTCGGATTAGGTGAATTGGTATCAGGTATCTCTCTCCTGCGTTATTTGTCAGAAGAAACACAATGCTGTTTAACCGTGCAGGGTGAATTTGGTATGACAATGCAACGTATGACGGGACGCAATGCCACGCCTAATATGCTACAACTGCGTAAAATTATCCTTGACCTATACGGTAAATCAGGTAATGGGG